TTAACCGATGGTCTCCCCCACCTTGCGGGCTGCCTCCTCCATCGCGCCGAGGGCCGGGCGGTAGTAGTTGCGGTAGGTGCTCGTGTGCTCCGAGCGGCCGTGCATCTTGTCCACGAGGTCGGGGGCGACGCCGGCGTCCAGGGCGATGGTGTCGCTCGTGTGGCGCAGGGTCCCCGGCGGCACGTAACGCAGCCCCGAGGCGGAGAGCGCCTCCCGCCACGCCTTGTTGAAGCCGCCCACAGAGAGGGACACAAGCCGCTCGTCGGCCGGTACCCCAACGGCCATGCCCGCCAGCATTCCCCGGCACGGGGCGAACACCGGGACCGCGCGGGCGGAGCGGTCGTTTTTCGTGTCCTCCCTCACCCCGTCGGCCTCCGTGTAGGTACGCCGGACGGTGACGGTCATGGACTCGGTCTCGGCTCCGGTCGCGAAGTCGAAGAGCTTCGTCAGCGACAGGTCGCAGGGGCGCACGGCCATGGCCTCGCTCTTGCGCAGGCCCGATAGCCCGAGGGCGAGGTAGGCCCGGAGCTCGGGGCGCCAGCCCTCCGCGGCCTTGAGGGCGGAGGCCACCTCCAGGCGGTCCCACGGCTGCACCTGCTCGGCACGGGCCCGGGGCGTGGGCACGCGGCGCTGCAGCGGCCTCTCGGCGACATATCCCATGTCATAGGCGGCCATGAGGACGGCCCTGAGGACCGTCTTGCAGTTCTTGGGGCTCGCAGCCGCCCTGATCACGGCGGCCACCTGGTCGTGGGTGACACGCCCGACGGCGACGTCTCCGAGGGTCGGGAGCACATAGTGGTCCATGGCGTAGTCGTAGCCGCGGAGCGTGCCCTTGGTCCTGGGGCGGCCCCGGTTGCTCGGGGAGTCCCGGAAGACGCCCCAGTAGAATGCCGAGAGCGTCATGGAGTCGCCGGCGAGGTCCGACGCCCCGAGCTCCGCCGCCATGCGTACCGCCTCGGCCTCCGCCTCGTCGGCCGATACGTCGTGCAGGGTGCGGGTGAGCACCCGGCGGCTCCCGTCGGAGCGGTAACCCCTCATCACCTGGATCTTCACTCTCGACCCGTCGGCAGACCACGTGAGGGTCCCGACCTTGCGCCTGGCCATGGCGCGCCTCCTTCCTGTCCCGTTGGTTCACGCCCGCCAGCCCGGCTGGGTGCAGAGGCCGATGACAGGGCCGATAACCCGGAAGCTTGGGGCGTCGGGGTCGGTGGCGTCGATGGTTCGGTCCCGGTGCACGGGGTTGCTCGACTCCGGGTGCAGGACGATGGTGTCGCCGGCGAAGTAGACGCGCTTGAGCGTCGCGTCGTCCCCGTTGACCATGACGGCGGCCACGTCGCCGCTCCTCGTCTCCTTGGCCGGGTCGACGAGCACCAGCATCCCCTCGGGCACCACGTTGTTCATCGAGTCTCCGGCGCACACGAGGTAGAAGCTATCGTCGCTCGCATCGGGGTTGAACACTATCTGGGACTCGTCGGCCTGCTCGATGGCCTCCCTTGGGTCGCCGGCGGCTATACGCCCGACAATGGGGGCGCGACGGCAAGGATGGAAGGGAACGGCCCCACCCATCTCATCGCTCATGCCAAGGAGATACGAGGCCGACACGCCGAACACACTGCAGAGCGTCCTGATGACGTCTCCCTTGATGTCCTTGGCCCTCGACTCGTAGTACTGATAGGACTGCTGGGTCATCCCGAGGGCTTCGGCGACCTGCTGTTGGGTAAGCCCGGCCTTTGTCCTGGCATCCGTGATTCGCTGGGCTAGCTCGGTCTTCGGCATGGTGGCTCCTTCTACAGACTATGCCTGTAAGAATCTCACAGAAAACTGCTTGACTCAAACAGAATTCCTCTGTATCGTCTTTGGCGTCAGGTACAGAAAACGTCTGTATCCGGATACAGAAACCTCAAGTAGTAGGAGGTGAGGCGCTTGCGCCATAACAACATCGCCAGCGAGCGCGTGCGAATCGGCGAGTCGGTGGAAGACGTCGCCAGGGTTGCTGGCGTGACCGTCTCATCGGTTCGCAAGTGGGAGTCGGGAGAGATGGCCCCATCTGGAGAGCGCCTTGTGCTCATGGCGCGCCACTTCGGGTGCACCCCTGATTACCTGCTCGACATGACCGAGGAACGTACCGGAACCACCCCGCCCCGAACGCCCATGACCTAGGAGAGAAGAGATGTCAGCCAACCAAAAAGGACAGCAGCCACACGACGAGGCCGCCGGAGGCACCGCCGACGAGCTGGAGGAGCACGGGCAGCACCACGTAGTGGAAGTGCTCACTACGGTAGCAGTCGCAAACCGTGGAGAGGTCGAAGCTCGCCGCCGGGTTGAGCCTGCGGTCGACCTTCCCGACACCGTTGGCCCGGAGTGTGAGGTAGCCCGTGCCCTGGAGCTCCTCGCATGCGGCAAGGACGCTGCCGGGTTCCATCCCAGCGACTCGGACCTCGCCGTTGCCGAGTTTTTCAAAGAAGTCCGGAACGCCTGCATACGGCTTGAGAACGCGCAGAACCGCACGCTGGCGGCGGTTAAGACGAACAAATTCTCCCTTGGCATCCATACCGCGCTCCTCGGCTTCATCGCCACGCTGCTTGTGCTGTCGCTGTTCCTCAGGTGAGGGCCATGGCGTTCATCCTAACCGCCCCGTCTGCGTTCTGCCTCGGCGTGCTGCTCGTGCTGATGCTCGCGCGGCGAGGCTGACCCACCCCGCACGCCAACCACCCGATGAGAGGAGACCCCACATGAGCAAGGACAAGACCAAGAACAAGGCCAGGAAGGCCGCGAACATCGCCGACGTGCTGGAATCCTGCGCCAATGCGTGCGGGCGCGTCGCCGTCGTGGCGGATCCCAAGGGCGACACCAAGAAGAGCCGCCGCCATGCCCGACGCGCCGAGGACATCTCCGCCGGCATCGTCGCCGGGTACCAAGCCGCCCTGGAAGGGGCGGCCTGCATCGCCCGGCATCTGGCCGACGGCAACGACCCCGACGGCGTCGAGTACGCCACCGTCATGGCCCTCATGGGCGTCATCAACGACGTCGTCCCCGGGATGGTCGAGGGCGGTGGCGAGTGATGGGACACGCCAAGCTCCCGCCGCTGCGCCGCGACTGGCTCCACGTCGACGAGGCGGCGCGCTACATGCGGTGCTCCAACGAGACCCTCTGCCTCCTCATCTCCGACGGGCAGATCCCCGCGTACCTCCCGGCGTCGGAGGCCGTGGACCCGACCAAGCACGTGGCCAACAGCGCCCGTCGCCTCGTCCACGTCGACGACCTCGACGCGTGGCTCCGCAGCCACCCCGCCACGCCCCGGGTGGTGGCCTGATGGCCGCCCGCAGGCGCCGCAACGTGCCCTCCGGCATGCCGCCCGAGCTGAAGATGCTCCTCTGGATGGCCCTGCTCTGGGCCGCCTGGATGGCCCTCGTGCTCGGTGCCCAGGCGGCCAACGCCGACCCGGCCCGCACCGAAGCCGCCATCACCCCCGAGGTCTGCGCCGCCCACGCCCGCGCCGACGGGTGGGACCTGTGACGGGCCCCGGCGAGGACTGGCTCCGCCGCCACCCCTCGGGGTGGTCCGACGACGTGGCGGTGCTGCCGCCGGACCCGTGGGACTGGCCCGACGCCCGAGCCCTCGGGCTCGACACGCCGGTACCGGGCAACCCCGACCGCGAGCCGAGGGACCCCCTTGCCCCGGACTACGACTGCGGCCGCGAGCTCTGCTGACCCGCCGCCCCCGACCGCCCACCGCTCCCCCGCGGCGGCCGGTCACGGGCCGACGGCCCCGCACCTTGACAACCGTATGGTGCCACGCGCTCACCGATAAGCGCGGACCCCGCCCACGACGCGGCGAGCGCACGGGTCCCCCGAGGGGGCACGACGGCGCCACGACCCGCGGACCGGGGCGGACGCACCAGTCAGACACCCTGCGGGGTGCATGCACCGACCGGCGCCCCTCACGCGGGGCCCTCCGGACGGCAGCCGCCGCTCCGGTCAAAAGCGCGGCCAGAGCCCTAGGGCATGGGGCCAGAAGCCATGCGACCTCCTTTCGCCATCTCTCTCTTCTTCTCATCACCAGGTGGACGCCCGCGTCTTGTCCACGAGCAGGGAAATCGGAGGGTCCCGCGGGGAGGGCGCCGGATGAGACCGAAAAACACAGGAACGCCCGCCACCTCAGTCGCCAAACTCGCAGGTGGACGGGCAAGAAAGGAGGCTCTATGCCTCAGGTACAGACTACCACGGGCGCCGCCGCGGCGGAACGCCCCATGCGCATCGACCCGACCGACCCGCGCTTCAGGCTCCTGGCGAAGGAGATCGTCGCGGCGTGGCGCCGCAGCCGCTCCGGCGAGGAGGTGCGCCGTGGCTAGCCCCAGGAGGGCAGCCCCGCCCACGGTGACCCTGTCCGACGCGGTGCTCGCCTGCGTGCCCACCTACGAGCGCATGGAGGCCGCCGACCGGCGCCTCGTGCAGAGCATCGTCAAGTACGGGTGGAAGAACACCACCACCCAGGGCGACATCATGGCGGCCCGCCAGGCCCACACCGACGTCGGCAACGCCGCCGAGCTGCTGGAGCACATGTTCGGCCAGGGGCAGGACTACACGGCGGCCATGCGCCGCCAGTGGCTGCTGGCCCAGCTGGACGAGATCGACGGCGCCCTGGGCGTCGGGAAGGAGGAGTGACTTGAAGTACGACGTGACCGTGGGGCCGCGGAAGCGCGCCCTCAAGGTGGTGGCCTACGGGCCCGAGGGCATCGGCAAGTCGACGCTGGCCGCCGCCATGCCGTCGCCGCTGTTCGTCGACTGCGAGGGGGGCACCGACCAGCTCGACGTCGCCCGCCTGCCCGCCCCCACCAGCTGGCAGATGCTCCTCGACGAGGTGCGCGACGTCCGCGACGGGGCGGGCTCCCACACCTTCGGCACCCTCGTCATCGACACCGTGGACGCCGCCGAGCGCCTCTGCACCGAGGCCGTCGTCGCCTCCGACCCCGACAAGCGCTCCATCGAGGACTGGGGGTACGGAAAGGGCTACGTCCTGGTCAAGGAGCGCTTCTCGGAGCTCGTGGCCCTCCTCGGCGAGGTGGTGGACCGGGGCGTGAACGTCGTGCTCCTCGGCCACGCGATCCTGTCCAAGGTGGAGCGCCCCGAGGAGGCCAACTCCTACGACAAGTGGTCCATGAAGCTCGTCGACACCAAGCGCGTCTCCAACGCCGCCCTCGTCAAGGAGTGGGCCGACATGGTCCTCTTCCTCGACTACAAGGTCTACGTCTCCAAGGACGACCGGAGCGGCAAGGTCACGGCCGCCGGGCGCCGCCGCGTGGTCAAGACCACCCACGACGCCACCTACGACGCGAAGAACCGCTTCGGGCTGCCCGACGAGATGCCTCTTGACGAGGGCACCTACGGGACGCTCGCCGCGCTCCTCGCCCCGGCGCCGGCCGCCACCGTGGCCACCGAGGCCGGCACCGCGGTCTTCCCGGAGTCTCCGGCCCCGGACGGCGAGGAGCCGTGCCTCCTGGAGCCGACGGCGGGGTGGCCTGAGACCATGGCGCCCCTGGCGGACCTCATGGAGGCCGACGGCGTTGCCGAGGCGGAGCTCAGGGCGGCCGTGGCCGCATCCGGCAACTACCCGGCAGACTGCGACCCGACGGCGTACCCCCAGGAGTTCGTGGACTTCCTCGTGGGCGGCTGGGACAAGGTGTTCCGGATGGTGCAGAAGATCAGGGCGCAGAAGGACGTGCCCTTCTAAAGAGAGAGGAAACAGGACATGGCAAACGACGACATCGCCCTCGACTGGGACTCCGAGGTCTCCTACGAGACGGCGCCGGCCTACACGGTGCTCACGCCGGGGCAGTACCGCTTCCGCGTGACCGCCTTCGAGCGCAAGCGCTACAACGGCTCCACGAAGCTTCCCCCCTGCCCCATGGCCGAGCTGGAGCTCAGCCTCTCCGGCCCGGGCGGCGAGGGCAAGGCGTGGGTGAAGCTCTTCCTCACCCAGAAGCAGGCGTGGAAGAGCGCCCAGTTCTTCAAGGCCTGCTCGCTCATCCCCGAGGACGCCTCCATGGACGGGCGCCTGCCCTGGGGCGAGGCCCTGGGGGCCGAGGGTGCCTGCAAGGTGGGAAACCGCGAGTACAACGGCAAGGAGTACAACGAGGTCACCGAGTTCCTGAAGCCCTCCGAGGCCGCTGCGGCGGCCCCCTCAGCCCCCTCCGCCCCGGCCGCGGCGCCCAAGGCGGGCGGGTTCGGCGGCTTCTGATGGAGCTCCGCGACTACCAGCGGGACGCCGTGGACGCCGTCTTCGGGGAGTGGGCCAAGGGGCGACGGCGCACCCTCGTGGTCCAGGCCACCGGCACCGGCAAGACCGTGGTGTTCGCCACGGTCGCCGGGCGGGTGGCCGCCCAGGGCGGCAGGACCCTCGTACTCGCCCACAGGGGAGAGCTCCTCGACCAGGCCGAGGCCAAGATCTCGGCGGTGACGGGGCTCTCCTGCGCCCGGGAGCAGGCGGCCTCGAGCTGCCTCGGCACCCACAACGCCGTGACGGTGGGCTCCGTGCAGACCCTCTGCCGCGAGGGGCGCCTGTCCCGCATCGACCCGGGCCGGTTCGACCTCGTGGTGGTCGACGAGGCCCACCACGCCCTGTCGGACTCCTACCGCAGGGTCCTCGACCACTTCGGCGGGGCCCGGGTCCTCGGGGTCACGGCCACGGCGGACAGGTCCGACCGCCGGGGGCTCTCCGAGGTCTTCGACTCCGTCGCCTACGAGTACGGCCTGGCCCGGGCGGTCAAGGAGGGCCACCTCTCCCCCATCCGGGCCCTGACCGTCCCCCTGGACATCGACATCTCCGGCGTCTCCCAGTCCAACGGGGACTACGCGGCAGGGCAGCTGGGCGACGCCCTGGACCCCTACCTCGACGCCATCGCCGACGTGATCGCGTCCCGGTTCGCCGACCGCCGGACCGTCTGCTTCCTCCCCCTCGTTCGCACGGCCGAGGCCCTGCGCGACAGGCTACTCGAGCGGGGCGTGGCCGCCGCGGAGGTGGACGGCGCCTCCGAGGACCGCGCAGAGGCCATCGCCGACTTCGCCTCCGGCAGGACCTCGGTGCTCTGCAACTCCATGCTGCTCACCGAGGGATGGGACTGCCCGGCCGTGGACTGCGTGGCGGTCCTCAGGCCCACCAGGAGCCGGTCCCTGTACTGCCAGATGGTGGGCAGGGGCACCCGCCTGTCGCCGGAGACCGGCAAGGACCACCTGCTGCTCCTCGACTTCCTGTGGCAGACGGGCCGCATGGACCTGTGCCGCCCTGCGAGCCTCATGGGGGCCGACCCCGAGGTGTCGGCTCGCATGGACGAGATCGTGGCCGGCGAGGCGGACGGGGCCGGCGCCGACCTCATGGACGTGGAGGTCATGGCCGCGGAGGACGTGCAGGAGGCCCGGGAGAGGGCCCTGGCCACCAAGCTCGCGGAGATGCGCAAGCACAAGTCCAGGCTCGTGGACCCCCTGCAGTTCGAGGTGTCCATCTGCGACGCCGACCTGTCCGGGTACGAGCCGGCCTTCGCCTGGGAGCGCTCGGAGCCGTCGGCCAGGCAGCTTGACGCGCTGGAGAGGTGGGGCATCGACGGCTCTGCCATGTGCCGGGGCAAGGCCTCGAAGGTGCTCGACTCGCTCAAGCGCCGGGCGGATGCGGGCATGGCCACGCCCAAGCAGGTGAGGATGCTCGAGCGCAAGGGTTTCCGCCACCCCGGCACATGGACCTTCGCGCAGGCGAGCGCCATGATGTCGCGCCTCGCCCAGAACCGATGGCGGGTCCCCGTCGGGGTCGACCCGGCCACATACGACCCGAGGGCCGCATAGCACACGAGACGAGGGGCGTCCCACCGGGGCGCCCCGTCCATTAGAGAGGAGAACGGATGGGAGAGGGCAGGAAGGTCTACATCGTGGAGGCGATGGGCGGCGACGGGTGCGCCATGGTCGCGGCGTTCTCGGACCCCGCGGACGCGGCGGCCTACGCGACCATACTGACCGACAGCGCGAGGGTGGTAGGTTGCGACGCCGTGTTCCGCACGGCGGCCGCGGTCCCCCTGGACCTGCCCCGGGAGGAGTGGTGACCGCCCCCTGGGGCCGCCGCCCCTACCTGACCGACGACTGCGGACGCTGCCGCCTGTGGCTGGACGTGCCAGCGGGCGGGAGGTGCCGCCGGGTGCCCGGGCCGTCCGTGGAGTGCGGCGAGGCCGGGCGCACGTGCCTGGACTTCGTGGCGGCGGACCGCGAGGACTGGCCGGCCATGGTGGCGCGCAACGAGGGGGTGAGGGGGCTGTGACCGCCCACGGCTACGCCCGGGTGTCCACGGCCGACCAGAACCTCGACCGCCAGACCGACGCCCTGGCGCCCCTCGTGGACCGCCTGTGGTGCGACCGGCAGAGCGGCAAGGACATGGACCGGCCCCGGTGGCGGGCCATGGTCTCGGCCCTCAGGCCCGGCGACGTGCTCTACGTGGCCTCCATCGACCGCATGGGCCGCGACTACGGCGACGTCTGCGACGCGTGGGCGTCCATCACGGCCCTGGGCGTGGACATCGTGGTCCTCGACATGCCCCTGCTGGACACCCGGGAGTCTCCGGGGGGGGCGTCACCGGGCGCCTCATATCGGACGTCGTCATCCGGCTCCTCGCCTACGTGGCCCAGCTGGAGCGGGAGAAGCTCCGCGAGCGGCAGGCCCAGGGCATCGCCGCCGCCCGGGCCCGCGGCAAGCACCTCGGGCGGCCGAGGGCGCCGCGCCCCGAGGGGTGGCGGGCCGTGTGCGGGGCCGTGGACGAGGGCCGCATCACCCGCGGGCGCGCCGCCGCCTACCTCGGCGTCGGGCGCTCCACCGTGGACCGGTGGCGGCGGGACGGAAGGAGGGGCGGCGATGGGTGACGCGGAGCGGCCGTGGGGCGCGGCCGACGTGGAGGCGATGGCCGACCTCGTGCTCGACGGCATCGGGGACGCCGGGCTCGTCGTGGTCCCGGCCGAGCTCTGGGGCGTGGGCCACGGCGGCGGGCGCGTGGCATGGCACCCGTCGGAGCCGGACGGCTTCGCCGGGGTGTGCGCCGTGGACGTGGGGCCGGTGAGGCTCCACATGGACGGACGGGCGAGGTACGCGCTCTCGGATGAGATCTGGTCACAGGGAGCCCCGCCGCCGGACATGACCCCGCCGCCGGTCGGCGTCAAGACGGCGAGGCGGAAGCTCGGGTGGATGACGGCTTTGAACGTGGAGACCCGGGCCGAGAAGGAGGAGAAATGAACCAAGGAACCATCGGCGGCTACTGGCCGCTCTACGAGGACGGCTCGCCCGTCCGCATCGGGGACACTGTGCAGCATGGGACCTTCGACCCGATGACGGTCGAGAGCGTCGAGGTGTATGCCACGACCACGACGGTCATCGGCGACTGCGACCACCTGCACCTCTCCCCCGGCGAGCGCGTGAGGCGCGTCGGCGACGCCCCGGAGGACGTTCCGTGCCTGTGCAGGGACCCCGACGGCGGCGTGGGGACGGCGCACGTCACCCGCGACAACCGGAACTGGCACATCGTCATCGACGGCGTGCGGTACGGCGTGAGCAACCACGCCCGCCGCGTCATCGCCGAGGCTCTGGACCTTACCACGAGCCGGCAGACGCTCCCACCCGGCATCGAGTGGCCCGTGGTGGACGGCGAGCCGGTGGTGCCCGGGGACGTGCTGTGGGACGCCGGGACGGGCCGGAGGGTTGCGGTCGACCGCGTGGGCTTCGACCGGGACGGTACCGTCCTGGTCGCGGGGGACGGCGAGGAGATAAGGGCCGCCGGTATCGACGGCATCGCCTACCCCGCCGGGGCGGTCTCCCTCGACGGCCTCACCCGCACCGAGCCCGAGCCTGAGCCAGTGCTCGACCGCGACGGGGTGCCCATCGAGGTGGGCGACACGGTGTACAGAGACGACGGCTCCGCACATACCGTCAATCGCCTCCTGCGCGGCAAGAGGTTCAACGTACGGACCTTCAGCGAGACCGGCAACGTCTACGAGATTCGCGACGAGGACCTCACCCACCGGCGCCCCGAAAGCTGGGAGCGGCTGGCGGAGGACGCGCTGAAGGAGTTTCAAGACTACTGGTCGTGCCGGGACATCGAGTGCAGCGACTGCCCGTCTAAGGTCGACGGCGAGTACCCCTACCAGCGGTATGACACGGATGGCTGCAAAAGTGCGGTGGCCGCCGACATCGTTGCCCGCGCCAAGGCCCTCTCGGGGGTGACGGACGATGAGTGAGCGAATCCGCATGAGCGACACCGGGCTCACCTGCACCTTCGACCCCGAAGAGTACGCCACCCGCTGGGACGAGGACGACGTGGAGCACGAGACCGACGACACCGACGAGGACTGTGGGTACTTCGTCTGCTCCAACTGCGGCGGGGTGATGATGTACGGCGACGAGGGCTGGTTCGAGACCGAGCCCCCGTACAGGCCGTCGTTCAACTACTGCCCCCACTGCGGGGCGAGGGTGGCGACAGGCCATGAGTGAGCGCACCGCCCTGGTGGACGAGGAGCTGCCCGTCGACGGCATCGTGGACTTCGGCGTTCCCGGGATGGAGGCGGTGCCTCTGAACTGGTCCAATTGCATCGCCGTCGTCGACGACCCGAGTGTGTACCTCGACTACGGCTTGGGTGGTTTCATACAGGTGCCCGCGGTCATCGTGCCCGAGGGCACCGTCCGGGGCGGAGACCGCCTGCACGTGACGGTGGAGCTGGTGAGAGGGGGCGCCGATGACTGACCTCACCGCCGAGGACCGCGCCGCCCTGCTGGCCGCGTCCATGGCCTGCGACCACGCGTGGGACGCTGCGTTTCGGGCGCACGAGAAGCTCTTGGACGTCGAGGCCAGGTGCGGCAGGCGCGCCAAGGACTACGCGGGCGATTATCTGACGCGTCGGCTGACCGACGCCCGGATAGACATGCTCGACATCAACGTCCTCATACATAAGGCGATAACGGACGGGGAGGACGTCAGATGGGAGTGAGCATCAAGCCCTGCCCCGCCTGCGGCGCCGCCAAGCCGTCCTTCGTCCGCCAACAGGGCCGCTACCCGGCCCGCGGGCAGATGGCCTGCCACGGATGCGGGGTGCGCGGGCCCCTGGCGTGGACGCTGGAGGAGGCCCGCGACCGGTGGGACGGGATGCCGAGAGAGGAGCGAGACGATGGGTGACCGACTGAGGCCCTACGCGCTGGTCGTCCTCGACGAGTGCGACGAGCACGACGACGAGCGTGGGTGGTGCGTGGCCGAGTACGACTCCGGGGAGGAGCTGGACCGGTGGATGTACGTCGTCGGCAGGTGCGGGTACCGCACGGCCCACGAGACGTGGGACAGAGACCGTGACGGGCGCCCCACCGGCGCCACCGTGGTCATGGTCAGGGAGGGGGGAAGCGATGAGTGACGAGGAGCTGGCAGACGCCGTCGGCGACGTGGAGGAATTCGTCTACGGGCTCTGGCTGGAGCTCGGCGAGGTGCGCCGTGAGGCGCGCCGCGGCGGCCGGATAGGGCAGGGCAGGCTCTACGACATGGCGCTGAGCACCCGGTGGTTCGTGGCCGCGCGCCTGTGGTCCCTGGCCGACGGGATGGAGGGGGGAAGCGATGATGGCTGCCAATGAGGCCCGCGCCGAGATGCGCGACATCGCGTCGGATATGTGCGCCGCCGGCATCCACCTGATGGACGGGGCGGCCCGATGCACCCGCAGGGGCGACGGGATGGACGCGGGCGTGGCCCGCTCCGTCATCGGCGAGACGCTGGACCGGCTGGACGCCCTGCGGGCCCGCCTGGCCGACCTCGGCGAGCGGGTCGCGGCGATGGAGGACGGAGGCGATGACCGATGAGCGTCACGTACCGGACCCTAGAGCTGCGCGGAGCGGAGCGCGCCGACGACGCCTACGACGAGGTGACGCGGCCATCGCACTACTGCCACGGGGGCATGGAGGCCAAGGACGCGGTGGCGGCGATGATGGCCGACGCCGACGTGCCGCCCATGGTGGCCTACTGGTGGGGGTGCGCGGCCAAGTACGTCTGGCGATGGCCGTACAAGGGCGCCACGCCCTCCGAGAGGGCACGGGACCTGCGCAAGGCAGTGGAGTGCCTGACCGAGTGCGAGCGGGCCTACACGGCCCACGTGGCGGCCCAGAGGGCCAAGGTGGCGGCGATGGTCGGGGAGGTGGACTGATGGCGGTGATAGAGCTGGGGGACGGCTGGCAGGCCCGGCCGCTCAAGGGGTTCCGGTGCTGGCAGCTCTACGAGCGGGTGGACACGGACCCGAAGACCGGCGACCCGCTGGACGAGCCTCGGTGGCGCGCCCTGGAGTGCTACCCGTCCACGCTGGCGCTGGCGGTGAGGTTCGCCGCCGAGCGCGGGCTCAAGGCGGCTCCCGGGTCCATGGCACTGGACGAGGCGGTGGGCAGGCTGGAGCGCTTTGCCGACTCGGTGCGGGAGGTGGACTGATGGTGGGCGAGTTCGAGGGGCGCCGCTGCCGCCTCTGCGGGGGCGGACGCTACGCCGTCTACACGGTGGTGCGCGAGTCGGCGTCGGCCGGCCTGCTCTACGAGGCCAAGGTGGCGGCCTCCGTCGGGGTCGCGAGGGAGGCGCAGACCCATGGGTGAGCGCACGGCCAAGGTGACCCTTCACAAGGGAGGGGCGAGCCCCCAGTGCCGCTGCGGTGCCTGCGGGCGCCGCCTCTCCAAGGGGGCCAGGTACTGCCCGCGCTGCGGCACGGAGGCGGACCGGGGACCGGAGGCGGCCATGGCCGAGCGCAGGGACCGGGAGCTGCTGGAGAAGTACGAGCGCCGCATGCGCGGCGACTGGAGCTAGGAGCACGGGGCGCCTCTCAACACACGCATAGGGGGGGGGTGCACGACGGGAACCCGTGGTGCACCCCCCCTTTCGACAACGAAGGAGGTGGTCCGATGACACGTTTCCGAGGCTTCGACACGGAGCCAGAGGACCACGGCGACCTCGCCGAGGCCCTGGACTGGGTCGACCCGGGGCGCCTGTCGTACCAGGAGTGGGTGGACGTGGGCATGGCCCTGCACGAGAGCGGCCTCGACGTGTCGCTCTGGGACCGGTGGAGCCGGCGCGACGGGGCGCGCTACCGGCCCGGGGAGTGCGAGCGCAAGTGGGCGGGGTTCGGGCGCACCGAGGGCGACCGCGTCAGGAGCGGCACCCTGGCCGCCATGGCCCGGCGGGCCGGCTGGATGCCGGAGGGGGCCGACGCGGCCTTCTCCTGGGACGACGAGGTGAGCCTCTCGGACCGCTCCCCCGCCCGGCCGGACCCGGCGTGGACCCAGGACGAGGACCCGAGCCGGGCCGCCCCGACCGCCGGAGACGCGGCCGCCGCCCGCACGTCCATGGCCATGCTCGGCCGCTACCTCGAGGCGCTGTTCGACGACGGGGACTACGTGGCCTACTCCACCGAGAGCTTCTGCCCCGAGGGCAGCGACCGCAAGGTCCCCACGAGGGGCGTGTACACCCGCACCGCAGGCGAGCTCAGGCAGGCGCTGGCCAAGTGGTCCGCGGCCCCGGACGCGGAGTGCTCCATGGAGGCCGTGGTGGGGGACTACGACCGCTCCGTGGGCGGGTGGATACGGTTCAACCCCTTCAACGGCCGGGGGGTGCGCAACGAGGACGTGGTGGAGTACCGCTACGCCCTCGTGGAGTCCGACGAGCTGCCCTACGAGAAGCAGCTGCCCATGATCCGGGAGATGCACCTGCCCTGCGCCGCCGTGGTCACGAGCGGCAACAAGAGCGTCCACGCCATCGTGAGGGTTGACGCGGGGACGGACTTCGCCCTCTACCGCAAGCGGGTGGAGGAGCTCTACGCCTACTGCCGCCAGTGCGGCTTCTCCCCCGACGGGCAGAACAAGAACCCGTCGCGGCTCTCGAGGATGCCCGGCCTCGTTCGCGGGGGCCAGCTCCAGGCCCTGGTGGACACCGGCTGCGGTGCCTCGAGCTGGGACGAGTGGTGCGCCTGGAGGGCGGAGAACGAGGACGACCTGCCCGACGACGTCTCCGGCGACTGGGACGACCCCATCGAGCTCGCCCCGGCCCTCATCGGCGAGGGGGAGCGCGGCATCCTGCGCCAGGGCCAGAAGATGGTGCTGGCGGGCCCGTCCAAGGCTGGCAAGAGCTACGCCCTCATCGACCTGGCCGAGGCCATCTGCTGCGGGGGCACGTGGTGGGGCTACCCCTGCGCCGAGGGCCCCGTCTACTACGTTAACCTCGAGATCGCGGACGCGAGCTTCCGGGACCGCCAGCACAGGGTGTGGGAGGACCGGGAGGAGTGCGGCCAGTGCGGGAGCGGCCTCGAGGCCATCAAGCGCAACTTCGTGCGCCTCGACCTGAGGGGCCACGCCGCCGACATGGAGAGGCTCGCCCCGCGCATCGTCCACCGGGTGCTCAAGCGCGGGCCCAAGGGCACCTTCAAGGCCGTCATCGTGGACCCCATCTACAAGGTCAACGGCGGCGACGAGAACGACGCGGCGGCCATATCCCGCTTCACCAACCAGCTGGACCGCCTCGCCTCGGAGTGCGGGTGCGCCGTCATCTACGCCCACCACCACGCCAAGGGCAGCCTCGGGGACCGGCGCTCCATCGACCGCATGAGCGGCAGCGGCGTGTTCGCCCGCGACGCCGACGCCATCGTGGACATGTGCCAGCTCTACGTGCCCGAGGGCTCCGCCGCCGAGGAGTCCCTGGGCGGCGCCACGGCCTGGAGGGTCACGGCGACCCTGCGGGAGTTCGCCAGCCCCGAGCCCTTCGACCTCGTCTGGCGCTGGCCCCGCTTCCTGCCCGACGCCAGCGGGACCCTGAGGGGCCTCGACGAGGACGGCCTGGCCGTGGTCCAGAAGATCAACGACAAGAAGAGGTCCCACGCCAAGGCGAGGCGGGAGGACATCGTGGAGGCCATGGGGCGGGCCATCGAGGGGGCGAGGGCCGACGGCGCCGTGCCCACGAGGGCGGAGGTGGCCCGTCGCATGGAGGCGGACCCGGCCTTCGGGGGCGAGGTGACGGCGGACCGGGTGAAGCGCTGGACCGTGGCCAAGGCGGAGTGGTCACCCTACCGCGCGGCCGGCCCCTCGGAGGGTTTCGCGCTCTACGACACGCGCTCTCCGGACCCGTTCGGCGTCGGCGAGGGAGTGGAGTACGAGCTTCCCGTCGGCGGCTGAGAGGTATCGCATTTTATGGAAAAGCCGCCAAACCCTCAAGTGGTGGTTGAGGGTGGGGGGTGTACGTACACCCCCTCGTACACCCCGGGGGGGTGTACGACTTTTAAAGGGGTGTTACCACACCCCCCCTCGGGGTGAGGTGCTTCGCCCCTCGGTGAGCGCCAAGGGCGCGCTCACCTTCAGGGCGCGCGACACGCTAACGCGGTGCGACAGCACCCCACCCGCTCAAGGGGTCGACAGATCCCGCACCGCCCCGGACAATCATAAGGAGTTCATATGAATGATATTGAAACCGTCCCGGAAGGGGTCGGCCTCAGGTCCGTGCGCCACTTCATGGCCATGGTGCCGCCGGAGACGACCCACAACGACCTGGAGGTGCACCGGAGGGGCGGGAGGGCCTTCGTCGGCAAGTCCGACGCCCTGAGGGGGGCCGAGGACGCCCTGGCCGCCCGCATGGGGCCGCTCGTGGAGCAGGTGGCGGGCGTGCCGCTCGCAGGGCCGCTTCGCCTCCGGCTCACGTGGTCCTACGCCGAGACCTGCCGCCACGTGGCCGGCGACCCCAAGACGAGCCGCCCGGACCTGTCGAACATGGCCAAGACCCTCGAGGACGTGCTCGTGCGGCAGGGAGTCATCGCCGACGACGCCCTGATCGTGGAGGAGGTCCTCGTGAAGGGCTACGGGGCCGTGGCCGGCGTGGGCGTGGAGGCCGAGGAGATCGGGTGGTGAGGGTGTCCGAGGCCCCGGCGGCCGAGTTCTTCGCCGATGTCTCCCGGGCCGCCGCGGAGGTGGGCAGGCTCTGGGCGGTCATCGAGAGCGGAGGGGAGAGCGCGCTCTCCGGCGGCGGCGGGGGCGGGGCGGCCAAGGCGGTGTCCGACCCCACTGCCGGCAAGGCATGCGCCATGCTCGCGGCGGTGGAGGCGGCCAGGGAGCGCCTGCCGGCGGCCGAGGCCCTCGTGGGAGAGGGGCTGGCCGTCATCGCCGGGGTCAAGGGCCGGCTGGGCCAGGCCTACGGGGCCGTGCTGGAGCTCCGCTACGTGGACGGGCTGACGTGGGAGGACGTGGCCTCGGAGATGGGCGCCGCCCGGGCGACGTGCTTCCGCTGGCACGGCGTGGCCCTGGACTACGTGGACAGCGTCGGCCTCGACCGCGCCCGCCAGGGGGCGGCTCCCTAGGGAGGGGCGGCCGGGGGCGGACCCGGAGCCCGGCGGCGGGCGACGGGGGCGGATGGAGGCCCTGCGGGGGCTTGACGTGAGACTCGGTTTTCGCGAAACTGGTATCGTCCGTTTTTTCTGTTTCACACGCAAGGGCGTTCGCTCCCAGGGGGCGGGCGCCCTTTCCCGTGGCGCTCGGGGGGGGGTGGGGCCCGTGGCCAGGAGCCGCTACGCCGCCAACGGCCACCGCAGGCGCCAGCTGCGCGCCCGGCTCGCTGCCCTCGGGCTGCCCTGCGCCATCTGCGGCGACCCCATCGACTACTCGCTGCCCGCCGGGGACCCGGGCGCCTTCGAGGTGGACGAGGCCCTCCCCTGCTCCCTGGGGGGCTCCGAGCTGGACTGGGACAACGTCCAGCCCGCCCACAGGCTGTGCAACAGGCTCAAGGGAAACCGGCAGCACTTCAGGCTCGACGGGTTCGGACAGGCGCTGGAGATGGACTCCGCCCGGGGCCGCAGCCCCTCGCGGCGGTGCCCGCCGCCCTCGGGGCCGTCCATGGCCGACACCGGTGGCCGGTGGTGAGGGGCGACGGCCTCCGAGAGACGCTGAGAGGCCGCCAGAGGGCCGGGAGGCGCGTATAGGCACTCGGGGTACGGAAAGGGTGATACACGGCCTCCAAGGGGCATCCAGGCCCCTCTGGGGACCATCCGGGGCCGGCCCCCGGGGCCGCTCGAAGGGGTGGGGGGAGGTCCCCCGGCGGGTGCCGGCGGCTCACCCGCAGGCATTGAGCTGATTTACCTCTTCTCTGATTTTTCTCGAATCCATTGCGCCGATTGGAGGCCCCCATGGTGCCCATCGACCTGCTCGGGCAGAGGTTCGGCCACGTCACGGTGCTTGAGCCGACCCGGAAGTGCGGCCGCAGGGCGTGGATCTGCCGGTGCGACTGTGGACGCGAGGTGGTGCGCGACACCAACGAGCTGAGGCAGAAGGGGCGCGGCTACTGCGGCCACCCCGACTGCCCTCACAGCATCGGACCTGCTGGAATCAAGGCCACGGGAAAGTCCTACGTCGCGCCGAAAGAGGACGAGTGCGAAGGCCCCTATTCCGAGAGAAAAGGCTCGACCAACCGCCTTTACCGCATCTTCGGTCACATGCGGGAGCGCTGCGGCGTCATCAAGGGCGCGGACGAGCGGCACCTGCACGACTACCGCGACCGGGGCATCAAGGTCTGCGACGAGTGGCGGCACTCGTTCTCCGCCTTCCGCGAGTGGGCGCTTGCCAACGGCTACCGCGACGACCTCACCATCGACCGCATCGACAACGACGGCGACTACTGCCCGGAGAACTGCCGGTGGGCGACGGTCTCCCAGCAGAACGCCAACAAGCGGCCGCCGCGCTGCCTGAAGAAGCTCCGCGTCCAGACATAGGGGCATCGCACCTTCCAACCGAGTAATCCCAGCTAGGAGGCGGTGTCCATGGGCGGTCGCGGCGCGTCGAGCTTCACAGCGAAGGTGAGGGCGAGGGCTGCGGCCAAACAGCCCGTCCAGAGGGGCCACCTCCAAGGTTCGGAGATTCCGGACACGCCCGAGAAGACCGCCGCGTACCTCGGCGTCAGCGTGGACGTCGCCAAGGAGCTCCACGGCTCGGTGAGGAGCTACTCCGGCTCGGCCTACTCGGCCATCAGGCAGGCCCAGCGTACCGGCAAGGGGAGCCCGCAGGCCCTCAAGGACGCCAAGAACATCGAGACGTATATCGAGAAGGCGCCGAAGTGGGCCGGCGGCAGCACCTACCGCGGCATCAAGCTGGACAAGGCCACTGTCAAGGCGCTGCGGGTCGGAGACAAGATTGACGTGAACCTCGGAACGGCCTCATGGTCGACGGCTGAATCGACGGCCCGCAGCTTCTCGGGCAGCGGATATGCCGGGACCGGAAAACGGTCGGTTATCTTCGTCTCCGGTACCCAGACCAAGGGCACGTCCATCAAGCACATCTCCCTCTTCGCCAACGAGAACGAGGTGCTCGTGTCGAAGAAGGCGCAATACATCATTGACTCAATTTCAATCAAGCCTGGAAGCCCGTATACTTACGTTTACGTGAAGGAGAGATGATGCCTTATGAAGAGCAAGACCGAGAAGGCTCCCAAAAGGCGTTCGGCTGAGGATATCCGTCAGCGCCAGAAGAGCGACTCCGACGGTTTTTTGACCGCCAACCCCCACATCGCCGCACGCATCAAGAAGGGCTCCAAGTAATGCCCGGCGACCTCCGCGCCTGCGTCTACGGCATGGCGGTGGGCGACGCCTTGGGCGTGCCCTTCGAGTTCAGGCGCCGCGGCACCTTCGAGTGCTCGGGCATGGCGGGCCACGGCACCCACGACCAGCCCGCCGGCACGTGGAGCGACGACACCTCCATGGCACTCGCCCTGTGCGACTCATACCGGGAGCTGGGGCGCGTGGACGTCACGGACATCCGCCGCCGCTTCGAGGACTGGTACGAGGACGGGAGATACACCGTCGACGGCCTCTTCGACATCGGCAACACCACCGTGCGCGCCCTCTCGTCGGGTCGGGGCATGGCAGGCGAGCGGGACAACGGCAACGGCGGCCTCATGCGCTGCGTGCCCATGGCGTTCATGGGCCGCACGGACGACGACGTGCGCGCCGCCTGCGCGGTCACCCACGCCCACCCGACATCGACCGAGGCCTGCGTGCGCATGGTGTGCACGGCTCGCGCCCTGGCCGCAGGCGAGGACCCGCGCCGCGCGATCCGTGGGGCTAGCGACATAGAATCCATGGCCGAGTCGGACGTCCGCTCCGGCGGCTACGTGCTCGACACCGAGACCGCCGCCTACTGGTGCCTGCTCACCACGGACAGCTACCGGGACTGCGTGCTCAAGGCGGTCAACCTGGGCGACGACACGGACACCACGGCCGCCGTGGCGGGCTCCATCGCGGGCATCGTCTACGGCACGGAGGGGATTCCCCCGGAGTGGCTGGGCGCCCTGCGCGGCAAGGACGTCATCGAGGCGTGCCTGTTCTGACCAAGCGCAACACCATCACCGACCCGAGGCCCCCGCAAGGGGGCCTTTGCGTACGAGAGGAGGCCCGATGGCCCCGGAGAACTACCACGTGGCCATGTTCAAGGCGCTCAGCTACCTCTATGCCTGCATCGAGGCCGGCGTGGAACCCAGCGCCGCCAAGGCCGAGGAGGTCACCGGTATCAACCCGGTCTTCTACCGCTCGGTAATCGGCGACATGGCCGATTGCGGCTACGTGAGGGCGGACCTCAAGGGCATGGGGTCGTACAGCGGCCTCTCCATCACCGCCAAAGGCGTCAAGTTCCTGCGGGACGACGCGGACATGGAGGATGTTCGAAGCTACCTCGGCAGCGCTTGCAGCTCCTTGATCGACCGCGCCGTGGGAGCCACGAGGGAGCTGTGACGACAGAGGGGAGGTGCCGCCCGTGCTCATCTCCGACATCCTCCCCTCCCCCGACAACGAGCGCGACCACACCCGCGGCATCCCCGAGCTCATGGCCTCCATCGAGGCCTACGGGTTCGTGGGCACCATCGCCCTGCGCGGCCGCGACGACCCCACGGTGGTCGCGGGCCACGGACGGCTGGAGGCCCTGAGGCGCCTCGGCTGGACCGAGGTGCCCGACGAGCGCATAGAGTTCCTCGACCGACTCACCGACGACGAGGTGGCCGCGTTCCGCATCGCCGACAACAAGACGGGGGACCTCTCCCGTTGGAACAAGGCGAGGCTCAAGAACTCGGTGAGGCGGCTCGAGGCCAAGGGGTTCGACCTCAAACCTGTGGGCTTCGACTTCAAGGCCAAGGCCCTGCCCTACGGGGCAGAGCGCGGAAGGACAGGAACCGCGTACAACCTCGACAAGGTCTCCCGCACCGACTGCGGCCCCTCGGGCTTCCCCGAGCTGCCCACCGTGGACGTGCGCCCGGACAGGCTCGTCGGGTTCAACTACGCCAAGTCCATGGTCGACGCCGACAAGGCCGGCGCCTGCTGCCACTTCTTCCTGGACGACTACCAGTTCGAGCGAGTCTGGTCGCGCCCCGAGCGCTACCTCGACGTGCTGCGGGGCTTCGGCTGCGTCGTCGCCCCGGACTTCTCGCTCTACCTGGACATGCCGGCCCCCATGCAGGCGTGGAACCTCTACCGATCGCTGGCGCTCGCCCGGTGGTGGTCCGACGGCGGCGTCACGGTGGTGCCGAACCTCACGTGGGCCCAGCCCGAGACCTACGGGTGGTGCTTCTCCGGCGTGCCGGATGGCTCCACCGTGGCCGTCTCCAGCGTCGGGTGCTCCTTCGGTGAGGTCCGCGCCGCCTTCAACGACGGCCTCGCCGAGGCGCTGCGCCGGTGCAGGCCATCCTGCCTGCTGTGGTATGGCCCCGATACCGGGGCCCCCGTCCCATGCGAGGTGGTCAGGTTCGAAAACGAACGGTTCGGAGGTGCTTGAGATGGGCGGACGTGGTGCCTCGAGCGGCATCAGCGACTACGGCAACCCCTACGGCAGCCAGTACCACGCACTGATGACCTCGTGGAACATCAAGTTCGTGGAGAAGAACGGCCCAGGTGCCGAAACCCTCATGGACACCATGACCGCCGGGCGCGTGTACGTCGAGGTGTCGAATGGCGAGCCCTATCGCATAATCTACTTCGACAAAAACAACAAGCGAACCAAGCAGGTTGACCTCAAGCACTATCACGGCAAGGGGAAGAACAAAATCAAAGGCCCGCACACCCATCACGGCTACGAGCACGTCGAGAAAGGTCCCAAGAAAGGGGCGACGAATCCGACGACCGAAGAGCGCGCCATGATTGACAGGGTCCTCTCCTTGTGGGAAAAGAGACGTTAGCGGGGCGTGGTACTAGAAGGATTACGCCTTGATAGAGGAGACCCCGGTGCAACTCCGGGCCCCCGCGCAGGCCGCCCACGGGCGGCCTTTTTCATGGAGGAGGCGACCCGTGGCAAAGACCAGAGCGCCCGCCAAGCCCCGGCAGGTCCGGGAGAGCGCGTTCATGAGCGCCAAGTGGGACGAGATCTGCAAAGGCCGCACCTTCAGGACCCAGGACATCCCCGCCCTCACCCTGCTCGTCCAGTGGTACGCCGTGGTGGAGCGCTGCATCTCGGACATGGACGTGGGCGACGGGCTGCCACAGGTGGCCTACGAGAACAAGATGGGCGACGTCAAGGCGGTGCCCATGATCCAGACCATGAAGCAGGCGAGCGCCGAGATACGCCAGCTCAACAAGCAGCTGGGCATCGTGGACGGCGCTGACGTGGGAGGGGGTGGGGCCGATGCCGGCAAGGACAGCGTGCTCAGGCTCGTCTCCCAGAGCAGGAAGCAGAGAGCCGCGCGTTGACGCCCGCTCCGGCGAGGAGGCGTACACCGACGGCCCCGACGCCTGCCGCCTCATGGAGGCCTACGGCTTCGCGCCCGACGGCTGGCAGGAGGACGTGGTGTCGGCCTGGCTCGCGAGGCGTGCCGACGACTCGCCGGCATACCTCACCTGCGGGCTGGCCGTGCCGCGCCAGAACGGCAAGAACGGCTGCATCGAGGTGTTCGAGTTCTACAAGCTCCTCGTCTGCGGGGAGCGCATCCTCCACACCGCCCACCAGGTCAAGACCGCCAACAAGAGCTTCCAGAGGCTCGCGGCCCTCTTCTCGGACCCCGCCCACCCCGAGGTGTGCGCCATGGTGGCCAACATCAGGCGCACCAACGGCGAGCAGGGCATCTACCTCACCAACGGGGCCTACGTGGAGTACTCCGCCCGCTCCCGCGGGGCCAGCCGCGGCAACACCTACTCCGTCGTGGTCTACGACGAGGCCCAGGAGCTCACCGACGAGCAGGTCGAGGCCCTCATGCCCACCCTCGCGGCGAGCCCCACGGGCTACCGCCAGCTCGTGTACACCGGCACGCCGCCCGGCCCGGGCTCCCCCGGCACCGTGTTCAGGCGCCTGCGCGACGCCTGCGCGGGCGGGGCCCCGCCGAGGAACACGTGCTGGCACGAGTGGAGCGTCGAGGGGCTGCCCCCCGAGGGGGCGGCCTTCGACGCCGTGCGCGACGACGTCTGGGCCACGAACCCCGCCATGGGGCTGCGCCTGTCCGAGGAGTTCACCGAGGGCGAGTTCGCCTCCATGAGCGCCGACGGCTTCGCCCGCGAGCGCCTGGGCTGGTGGGCGCCGGCCGAGGGCGCCGGGGCGCCCAAGATAGGCGCGGAGGCGTGGGACAGGCTGGCCGCGGACCCGGCAGAGGCCCCGGCCGCCGACAAGACCGCCTTCGGGGTGAAGTTCAGCCCCGACGGCTCCGAGGTGGCCCTGTGCGCCTGCGACCTGTGCGGCGACGTGGCCCTCGTGGGCCTCGTGGGCACCGCGTCGCTCGCCGACGGCACGGCGTGGCTCGCCGAGTACCTGGACTCCAAGGGCGGCCCCGACGAGGTCGCCGCCGTGGCCGTGGACGGGCTCAGGGGCAAGGACGCCCTGCTGAACCGCCTCAGGGCCGCGTGGCCCCGCCAGGCCCTCATGGACCCGGGCACCCGCGGCGTCGTGGCCGCCTGCTCCATGCTGGCCGAGGCCGTGGGCTCGGGCGCGCTGCTGCACCTGTCCGGCGAGGGCCAGGGGCCCCTGGACCTGTCGGCAAAGACGTCGGTGGAGAGGCCCGTGGGCAGAGACGGCGGCTGGGCCTTCGGGGGAGACTCCCCCACCTGCATCGAGGCGGCGGCGCTGGCCCTGTGGGCCGCGAAGACTACGAGGAGAGACCCCGGAGGGGGGTGCGTGGTGCTGTGACGGGAAACGACACCGGGCAGATCCGGCCCTACCAGGTGGCCGCGGCGGCCACCTCCTTCTCCACCTCGGCCGAGGTGAGGCTGTTCAACGACCTTCTGGCGGTGTGGCAGCGCCACCTCGCCGGCAACCTGCGAAACGAGGCCTACTACCGCCAGCAGGTGAACCCGGCGGTGAAGCTCGAGGACGAGGCCCCCGAGGCGGTGAAGGCCGCCATGTCGGTCATGGGCTGGCCCACCAAGGCCGTGGACATGCTCGTGGCCCGCTCCGTGCTCACGGGCTTCACCGTGGACGGGGACGCCGGCCCCCTGGACGACCTCTTCCGCGCGAACGCCATGGGCGAGCTCTACCGCCAGGCTGCCACCTCCCAGCTGGTGAGCAGCTGCTCCTTCCTCACGGTCGGGGCCGGCACCTACGGCGAGCCCGACGTGGTGGTCGGCGCCCACCCGGCCACCTGGGCGGCGGCCCTGTGGGACGTGAGGCGCCGCCGCATCGCCGCGGGCATGACCGTGGTGGACGTGGAGCAGAAGGAGGGGTGCCTCCCCGAGCCGGTCTGGGTGAACGTGTACACCCCAGAGCGCACCTACGTGTGCCGCCGCTACGGCGGAGAGTGGTACACCGACGACGTGGCCAACCCCTTGGGCCGCCCCCTCATGGTGCCGCTTCGCTACCGCCCGGACCTCCAGAGGCCCTTCGGCAGGCCCCGCATCAGCCCGGCGGTGCGCTCGCTCACCGACCGGGCCCTGTCGGTGTGCTTCAACACCGACGTGGCCTCCTACTTCTACACCTGGCCCCAGCGCTACCTGGCCGGCGTGGACCGCAAGACCGCCGAGCAGCTCTCGAAGAACAAGCTCGAGCTGCGCATGGACAAGATGCTGCTCGTCTCGGCCAACGCCAACGGGGACATCCCCCACTACGGCCAGATGCCCCAGATGTCCATGCAGCCCTACAACGACCAGCTCCAGACCCTGGCCAAGCTCTTTTCCGGCGAGACGAGCATCCCCATGAACTCCCTGGGCATCGCCTTCGACAACCCGAGCAGCGCCGAGGCCATCTACGCCGCCCAGAACGACCTGATCTGCGAGGCCGAGTGGCTGAACGGCACCAACGGCCGGGCCATGGAGGACGTGGCGTCGATGGCCCTGGCCCAGCTGGAGGGCACCACCGTGGAGGGGCTCCCGGATGGGCTGAGGAACGTCCGGGCCCGCTTCGAGAACCCCCAGCGCCCGTCCATGGCCGCGAGGGCCGACTACGCCATGAAGGTGGCCTCCGTCGTGCCAGAGTACGCCCAGACCGCCACCTTCTGGCGCGACCTCGGCGTGGCCGAGCAGGACGTCGCGCCCCTCATGGCGGAGGTCTCGGCCGCGAGGGCCTACAACGTCCTCATGGCCCAGGCGCAGCCCGCGCCCATGGCCCTGCCCGAGGAGGGGGTGCCCGATGGCGGAGATCCCCCGGAGGCTCTGGGATAGGTACACGGCCCAGCTCCAGCGGCAGGCCGCGACGGCGTCGGCCTTCGTCACCCGCTCGGTGTCGGCGTACATGGCCTCCCACCCGAGGGCCTCGGTGGCCGACGTCCGCGAGGCGGCGAGGAGGGCCCTGGAGCAGGCCGTCAAGGCCTACGGGCTGCTCGCCGCAGAGCTCGCCGCCCTCATGTACGACGAGTGCCTGAGGGCCGCAGGGGCCGAAGGCGTCGAGCCCGCCTCCCCCGACGGGGGCTCCGGCATCGCCGACGAGGCCGACAAGATCGCCCGCTACCAGGCGAAAAAGCTCGTCAAGGGCGACAGGGGCGGCTTCATCGCGCAGCTGGGCAAGTCGGCGGCCGACCGCGTCCTGGCCCGGGCCAACGACACCGTGGTGGCCGCCGCGTCGCGCCCGGCCGACAGGCGGGCCGGGGTGCGCTGGGCCCGGGTGCTCACGGGCCTGGAGAACTGCACCTTCTGCACCATGCTCGCGAGCCGCGGCTTCGTCTACGGGAGCGAGTCGAAGGCCTCGGCGGGCAGGCACCGCAACTGCGACTGCCGCGTGGTCCCCGGCCTCCCCGGCACCTCCGTCGAGGGCTACGACCTGGACGCGGTGGCCGAGCAGTGGGCCGAGTACGAGGACATCGACTCTCGGACCCACGAGGACGGCACCCCCTGGACCAGCGCCGAGAAGCGGGCGGCCAAGGCCGAGTGGGCGAAGAAGCACCCCGTGTGGCGGAAGGCCGGCCAGAGGTCCGTGGGCGCCGTCCATGCCTCGAAGTTCGACAAGCCGTCGTCGTCGGTCTTTCTCAAGAAGAAGCAGTTCGGCCGGAAGGCCAGGAAGCACATGGCCGAATGGGGCCTCGACGTGTCCGACGCGCAGGCCCGGAGCGACTTCGAAGGTATAATCGCATCGATCATCGACAAGGCGGACCATGTGAACGAAGGCCCGTGGCGCGACCAGACCAACCCGTGCACGTTCTATCGCTTGGGCGAGGACGTGGTGATAGTCAACGCCGACGACGAGTTCGTCACGATCATGAAGGGCGGTGCCTCCAATAAGCGCTATCTCTCAACACTGCAAGACAAGGGGCCTCCGCTGGGTTGACGAGGAGGCCGACCGCAAGTACGTCCGGTTCTTCGGCTTCGTCCAACGTGCCGCAGCGAGCCTCGGCAAGGTCTTCTACGCCCACGCAGACGAGAACAACCTCACGGAGACCGACCGGACGGAGTGCTGCGACATATCAGGCTGGCTCGTGCCCGCCACCGAGACGGCGGAGTTCGAACGCCAGTGGAACGTCGTGCCCGACGACGACATCGACGACAGGTTCTGGGACATGTTCGTCATCGCCCGGTGGTCGGGCGACCCTGACAGCCCCGCCGTCATCTTCGAGTAGGAGGCCCCATGGCATACATCCGCAAGGCGTTCCTCAAGTGCGACCGCTGCGGCGCCGTCCGCGAGGTCAGGGGCACGGACGTCAGTTACTCCTCCCTGCGCGACCTCGACGAGGGCGCCTTCGACGACGGGTGGGAGAAGGTCGGCGCGGACCGCCACCTCTGCCCCTCCTGCGCAGGGCCCTACCTCTCCAAGAAACGGGAGATGGAGGCAGAGCTCAAGCGCCTCTCCGGCATAGAGACCGTGGAGGTCGACATCTGAGGAGGCGCCCATGAGACGCGACATGGACCTCGTGAGGCTCCTGCTCATCTTACGCGGCGGCCCATAGCAAGGCCAACGAGACGTACAGTTACGCAGACGCTGTTGGCAGGTGGCTTGACGGGAGGGAATAGCAGATGGTCTACTGCCGCAACCTCGCTCACGCTGGCGACGGCGTCTCCTGCGAGTTCAGTCGGGACAAGTCCACGTGGTTCAAGGCATCGCTTGACGGGGGCGGAACCTTCTCGAGGAGCGGCGGCAGCTCGATGCATGCGTCCCACGTCGCCGCCCTCTTGCGCGACTTTGCCGCCGGCAAGGTCGCCGAGACTTCCGGTTACCTCGCCTGGATGTGACAACCTAAGGAGCCAGCGTGAAGCGCGACATGGACCTCGTGAGGGACATCCTCCTGAAGGTGGAGGGCGCGGACGACCAGCTCTACCTCGCGTCGTTCTCCGAGGAGTGCGAGAGGTGGTCGCGCCCTATGGTGGCCTACCACGTCGAGCTCCTCTGCTCCCAGGGCCTCATCGACGGCAGCGTGCAGCGCTCCGGCTCGGGGAAGCCCCTCGAGCTGACCGTGTCAGGCCTCACGTGGTCCGGCCAGGACTTCCTGGACGCCGTGCGCGACAGGCGCGTCTGGGACAGGGCCCGCGAAGGCATCGCCAAGACCGTGGGGTCGGCCACCTTCGACGTGGTGAAGGCTTTCTGCTCGGCCATCGCCCTCCAGTCCCTCAAAAACTGGGCGGGCATCTCCTAGCCCCAACGAGAACAAGGAACGCCTACCGCTGGGCCGCCTTCCGGGGCGGCCCTTCCCGTGCGCGCGTAGCTCAGCAGGACAGAGCGCCCGCCTCCTAAGCGGGGTGCCGGCGGTTCGAGCCCGCCCGCGCGCACCACACGAGGACCGAGGCCCCGCACGGGGCCTTTTCCGTTTGAAAGGAAGGCCCGCACGGGCCGCAAGGCGGGGGCCGCACGGCCCCGCAGGAAGAGAGGAGCCGCCACATGGCCGACGAGACCGACGAGCGGACCGATGCCGCGACCGGGCCGGAGCCGCACGGCGACGGCGACGCCCAGGGCGCCGAGTACTGGAAGGCCCAGGCCCGAAAGTGGGAGGCCCGGGCGAAGGAGAACGCCGAGGCGGCGCCGCGCCTCGCGGCCGCCGAGAAGGCCGCCAAGAGGGCCGACGCCGAGCGGGCCAAGGCCGAGGAGGGCCTGTCCGGGGCCACGGCCGAGCTGGAGGCCCTGAGGGCGGCGGCCGAGCGGCGCGCCTGGGCCGACGAGGTGGCCGAGGAGACGGGCCTTCCCGCCCGCGTGCTGGCCCGCATCGACGCCGCCGACGCCGACGAGCTGCGCTCCATCGCCGCCTCCGTGGCCCCGGCTGCCAGGGCCTCCATGATGCCCGCCGTCCTCGGCGACGGCACCCACCCGGCGGAGCCCCCCAAGGCCCCCCGCGACGCCAACCAGTGGCTCCGAGACCTCGCGAACAAGAACCGATAGAAGGGACACACCCATGGCCGACACCACCACCGACACCGGCACCCCCACGACCCCGGCCGCGCCCTCCGGCACCGGCCTCGACCTCATCCTCAAGGCCGACCTCGGCAACGGCACCATGCCCGACGAGTTCGCCCGCACCATCATCCAGCAGGCCCCGAAGTCCTCCGCGCTGCTCCAGCGCGCCCGCACGGTGCCCATGTCCAAGAAGACCCGCAAGCAGCCCGTCCTCGACATGTTCCCCGAGGCCTACTGGGTGGAGGGCGAGACCGGCCTCAAGCAGACCACCAAGGCCAAGTGGGGCGACCTCAAGATGACCGCCGAGGAGCTGGCCGTCATCGTGCCGGTGCCCGAGAACCTTCTGGCCGACTCCGAGATCCGCATCTTCGACGAGGTGGCCCCGCGCGTCGCCGAGTCCATGGGCAAGATGATCGACCAGGCCGCCCTGTTCGGCGTGGGCAAGCCCGACAGCTGGCCCGACGCCATCGTGCCCGCCGCCGTGGCCGCCGGCAACACCGTCAAGGCCGGCACCGGGGCCGACCTCGCCGTGGACGTGGCCTCCATGGGCCAGAAGCTCTCCGAGCAGGGCTACGTCATGGAGGGCTTCGTCTCCCAGCCCGGCCTCGACTGGCAGCTGCGCGCCCTGCGCTCGGCCTCCGGAGCCCCCATCTACCAGGACAGCCTGGCCGCCGCCGGCCCCTCCACCCTCTACGGCCACCCGCTCAACCCCGTGGCCAACGGCGCCTGGGACGGCTCCAAGGCCCTGCTCGTGGGCGCCGACTGGTCCAACGTGCTCGTGGGCATCCGCCAGGACGTCACCGTGAAGGTGCTCGACCAGGCAGTCATCTCCGACGCCGACGGCAAGGTGCTGCTCAACCTCGCCCAGCAGGACGCCGTGGCCCTGCGCTTCGTCATGCGCGTGGGCTTCTGCGTGGCCAACCCGCTCACCCGCCTCCAGGGGGCCAAGGACAAGCGCTACCCGGCCTGCGTGCTGGCCCCGGCGGCGGCCAAGTGAGCGCGGCCGTGGGCGCCCCGCCCTTCGCCACGGCCGAGGACTACCTGGCGCGCTACGGCGACGAGGCGAGCGCCGACCCGGGGCGCCTCGCGGCCCTCCTGGACGACGCCAGCGCCCTCATCGCCGCCGAGTGCCCCGGCATCGACCGGGCCGACCCCGTGGCCGCCGCCAACGCCAGGGCCGTGGCCTGCGCCGTGGTGCGCCGGGCCGTGGGCCGCGCCGACGGCGTCGCGTCGGTGCAGCAGGCGGCGGGCCCCTATTCGGGGCAGGTCACCTGGGCCAACCCCGAGGGCGCCATGTACCTGACCAAGCAGGACCGGGCGCGCCTGGGCTGCGAGGCCGGGTGCGTCCTGACCGTGGGGATGGGGTGAGGCGCATGGGGTTCCCGAGCCTTCCCTCCCTCATGGCCGGCGAGACGGTGACCGTGGAGCGCGAGCTTGCCACCGGGGCGCTCGACGCCATGGGCATGCCCGTGCGAGAGGCGGTGGCCGAGAAGGTGAAGAACGTCCTGGTGGCCCCCGGGTCCACCTCGGACATGGCCGCCGCGCGGCCCGACGGCGACCGGGCGCAGGTCACCTTCCACTTCCCGGCGTCCTACGCCGACTCCTGCGGAAGCCTCGCCGGGGCCTCGGTCCTGTGGGGCGGCAGGCGCTGGCGGGTCGTCGGCGACCCGGCGCCCTACCCGGCGGGCCTCTGCCCGGGCCCCTGGTCCATGCCAGTGCAGGGGGTGGCCACCGATGGCTGACGTCACCTTCGTGCCCGACGCGGCCGGCATCCGCGAGATCGCCCGCTCGGAGGGGATGCAGGCCGCCCTCAGGGAGGAGGCCGGCCGCATCTGCGCCGCCGCCAACTCCGACGCCCGCACCCACGAGGGGGGCCTCCACATCCGGGGCGGCCGCTTCGAGGTCGACCCCTACGGCAGCTCCGTGGACGTGCTCGACAACGCCGCCGTGGGGGTCGTGTTCACCCGCACCGCCGTGGCCAGGATGAACGAGGCCAAGAACAAGTCCCTGGCGAGCCAGAACCACTGAAGGAGGCCCCATGGCCCACCTCGACGTCCAGACAGACCTCGTGGCCCGCCTCGGGGCCGCCCTGCCCTGCCCCGTGCGCGCCTTCAGGGCCTCCGGGGACCGCCCTCCCCTCGTCACCGTGAGGCGCGAGGGGGGCCGCTTCCTCGACGCCCTGCGCGACCGCCCCGGCGTCGGCATCTACTGCTGGGGCCCCTCCGAGGCCGCCGCCTGCGCCCTGGCCCACGACGTCGCGGCCGCCATGGGCAGGCTCGTTTTCGCCCAGGGCTACGACTCCGTGGAGATGGACTCCATGCGGAGCGACCCGGACCCGGACACGAGCGAGAGGCGCTGGTACCTCAGCTACACCCTCGTCACCCACGAACCACCCAAAGACTAAGGAGACACCATGGCAGACACCGCCAAGGCGCCCGAGATCGACGCCACCCTCGTCACCGTGGGCAAGCCCGTGGAGGGCGGCTGCGCCTTCACCTGCTTCGCCGACAACCCCACCCTGCCCACCAGCGCCTCCGAGGCCCTCGCCGAGGGCTTCGAGAGCCTGGGCGACCTCTCCGAGAACGGCTTCACCCAGACCACCGAGTCCACCTCCAACGACTTCAAGGGCTGGCACGGCAAGGTGCTGCTCACCGACGTCACCGACGAGAAGGACAAGGTGAAGCTGGAGCTCGTGGAGGTGGGCCGCCTGGCCGCGGCCAAGCTGCGCTTCGGCGCGGCCAACGTCAAGGCCTCGGCCGAGGACCCCAACACCTTCGAGGCCATCGACGCCCGGGGCATCCCGGCGGCCACCGTGCCCCTCGTCATCGACGAGCTGGAGAGCAACGGGTGGCTGCGCCGCACGGTCTACCCCAAGGTCAAGGTGGACTCCGTGGACGACGTGGCCCACCAGCGCGGGAGCCTCATGGTCTACGGCATGAGCTTCACCGCCGTGGCCGGCGCCGACGGCTCCACCCACCACGTCTACCACGCCCGCCCCAAGCCGGCGGCCGGGCCGGGCGGCGGGGACGCCCCCGCAGGGCCCACCGAGTAGGACATGACGGCGGGGCCGGCTCGTGCCGGCCCCTTTTCCTTTGAGGAGGAGCGTTGAACCGAGAGTACCTGCTGAAGATGGACGCGGACGGCCTGGACGGCTACGCCAGGATGCTCGGCATCCCCACCCGCGGGGCGAAGACCGCGGAGGCCAAGGTCCGCCTCATCGAGGAGCGGCGCGCCAGGCGCGCCCGCATCAACGTCCTGGGCGTGGACGTGGAGGTCCCCGTCAAGCGGTACCACGACAGGGACGTCGTGGAGCGCTACAACGCCGCGACCACCGACGAGGACTACGCCGCCCTCGTCGTGGAGCTGCTCGGCGACGAGCAGTAGTCCGAGGTGGTCCGCGCGGCCACCGACGAGGACGGCCACGTCGACCAGGAGGCCCTCAACTGGGCCATGGTGCAGGTCGTCACCGACAAGGAACTAAAAAACTTCTGACGCTCGCGGACGCGGAGCGGGGCCTCGTGCCCCAGCTGCGCCGCGACTTCCGCCGCTACTACCACGTCTCCTACGACGAGGTGGACCCGGAGGAGGCCGTGGACCTCCTGCTGGGCCTCCCGGACGGCTCGGAGTACGTGGCGGCCCGCTGCCTCGCGAGGTCCTGGTCGCCGGAGCGCCGCGTCGGCGCCGACATTGTGGACGCGGTGCGCGAGCTCACCTGGGCCCTGGCCTACGACAGGTCCAAGTGCCCCGAGCCGCCCCGGGTGCTGCGCCCGGAGCAGCTGGCGGCGCGCATGGAGGAGCGGGGGCGGGCGGCCACGGCCCGCGAGCGCATAGAGCGGGGAGAGTGGGAGGAGGCCTGAGATGCCTTACATCGGCAGCGCCTACATGAACGTGGTCCCGAAGTTCCCGGGGCTCGCGTCCCAGGTGAAGGCAGCCCTGGGGGGCGTGGACGTCGCCGCCCCCGGCACGAGGATGGGCGGCGCCCTGGGCGGGTCCATGGCCAAGGGCTTCGTCAAGGCGGGGGCGGTGGCCGGCGCCGTGAGCGCCGTCACCTCCAAGGTTGCCGGCGAGGTGTCCGCCCACGTGGGGGCCGCCATCTCCCGCTTCGACATCCTGAACAACTACCCGCGGGTCATGGAGAACCTCGGGTACACCTCGGCCCAGGCCACCGCCTCCATCACTGAGATGAGCGACAGGCTCCAGGGCCTCCCCACGCGCCTGGACGCCATGGTGAGCTCCGTGCAGGGCTTCACCGCCATCACCGGCGACATCGAGAAGTCCACCAAGCTCGGCCTGGCGCTCAACGACGCCCTTCTGGCCGGCGGCCAGGGCTCAGAGGTGGCCAGCCGAGCCACCGAGCAGTTCCGGCAGGTGCTGGCCAAGGGCAAGCCCGAGCTGGAGGACTGGCGCGCCCTCACAAGCGCGGCGCCGGGCCAGATGGACATGCTGGCCAAGTCCATGCTGGGGGCCGAGGCCTCCGCCAACGACCTCTACTACGCCCTCGGCGGCGGCGACCAGAAGAGCTACGACGGCCCCCACATCGCCATCGACGACCTCATCGACAAGATCATCGAGCTCGACGAGGTGGGCGCCGACGGCCTCGCCAGCTTCCGCCAGCAGGCCGAGGAGGCCACGGGCGGCCTCCAGACCTCGCTCGAGAACCTCTCCAACGCCTGGACCCGAGGCATCGCCGACACCTTCGACACCGTGGGCACCGACCGGGTGGCCCGGGTGGTCGAGGACATGAAGGGGGCGGTCCGCGACGGGTTCGCCGGGTTCAACGACGCCCTCGAGGGGGCGCTCCCGGCCATCGACACCGTCTACTCCGCCGTCAAGGGCGTGGCGGCCGACGTGGGGCCCGTCATCGGCGACCTCGTGGGGTCGCTCTCCCCCGTCGCCGGCGCCCTCGTGGACAGCTTCGCGCCCGCGGCCGAGTCCCTCGGCGACTCGGTCAAGGTGGTGGCGGGCGCCGTCAAGGACGCCGTGGACGCCGTGGCCCCCTTCGCCGCCGACGTCATCGGCAGGCTCGCCCCCTACGCCGGCGACATCGCCGTGTTCGCGGGCTCCTTCTCCCTGCTCCAGGGGGCCGGCGCCAAGGTGGCCGACTTCTGCGGCAAGGCCAAGGGCGAGCTCGGCAAGGTCAAGGGGGCCTTCGACGCCCTCAAGGGGGCCTACGGCAAGGGGGGCCCCGCCGATGCCATCGTTACGGCCGCCGAGGCCGCGGTCGAGGCCAAGGGGGCCTTCTCCCCCATCCCTGCGGTCCTCGACGAGACCTCCGGCGCCTTCTCCGCCATGTCCGGGCGCGTGAACGAGGTCGGCCGCAGCACCGGCGGCCTCCGCGGGGCATTCGCGGGGATGTCCGCCGAGCTGGAGGCCCAGCGCATCGCCGCCGACACGGCGGCCCAGGGGTACATGAGCGTGCGCGACGCCATCGCGCTTTCGGGCCGGGGCACGGGCGACTGGAAGGAGACCCTGGCCAAGTTCACCCCGGAGCTGGCGAGCGCCGGGACCGAGGCCTCCAAGACCGCCGGCGAGCTGTTCCGCACCGAGGGCATGGCCGCCGGGCTCGGGGCCGCCCTCGACACCGCCAAGGGGAAGGTCTCCGGCTTCTGCGGCGCGGCCAAGGACGGTATCGGCCGGGTGGCCAAGGGCATCGGGGCCTTCTTGGGCGCCGGCGGGCTCGGCCTCGTCGTCACCGGCGTCGCCCTCGCGGGCTCGGCCGTGGCCACCGCCGTGGCCGACGCCAGGGAGAAGGCCGACAACCTCCGGGGCGCCACCGAGGGCCTGAAGCAGGCCGCGGCCGACGCCGGGGCCCTCAGGGGCTTCTCGGGGGCCGTGGAGGAGGTGGGCCAGAAGGCCGAGCTCTCCGTCATGTCCGTGGACGAGCTCGCCGAGGCCGGGGCCGACCTCGCCGACTCCATCTCCCGGCGCACCGAGGCGGCCCAGAACGAGATCGTGGAGCTGGAGCGGGCCCGCAAGTACATCTCCGACTACGCCGGCCAGGCCGAGCTCACCTCCGAGCAGACCGGCCGGGTGAAGTGGGCCATCGACAAGGTGAACGAGGCCCTGGGCACCAACCTCACCCTGGAGGACGTCAAGAGCAACCGGTGGGTCAACGAGGCCGGGGAGGTCGAGGACCTCAAAGGCAAGATCGACGAGCTCATCGAGAAGAAGAAGGAGGAGGTCCGCGCCGAGGCCATCACCGCCGACCTCTCCGAGGCCTACGACCACCGCACCGAGGCCGCCAAGACCTACGGCAAGGCCGTGGCCGACGCCGAGAAGGCGAGGAAGAACTGGGAGGACCACAAGGGCGGCTTCGACGAGGCGGGTTTCAAGGCCATCTACGACGCCGCCATGCAGGAGGTCGAGAGGACCAAGGGGCTTTCCGACGAGGCGGACCAGAGCGTCAAGAACCTCGAGAGCTCCTACGACGCGACCACGGCGGCCATGGACGAGAACGCCGACGCATGGACGAGGCTCAGGGGAGCCATGGAGAGCGACAAGTTCATCGGCGTCACGGCCGCCCTCCAGAACGTGAAGAACACCCTCACCGGCGGGGCCGCCTCCAACGAGGAGTTCCTCGGGTCCCTCCAGGAGCTAGGCGTCAGCGCCGACGAGGTGCTCACCCTCGAGGGCGACAAGCTCACCGAGGTGGCGGCCAAGTACGACGGCACCGCCTCCTCCATCGTGGAGGCCCTGCGGGGCGTGGGGGTGTCGGTGGACGAGGGGGCCGTCAAGGCGGCGGCGCTCTCCGACGCCCTGCGCCTCATGGGCGGCGGGGTGCCGGAGGCGCTCTCGGCGGCGGGCACCTCGGCCACGGACCTCGGGGCGAAGCTCGCCGAGGCGGGCGTCTCCGCCGAGCAGCTGAACGCCGTCGGCTCGGCCAACATCGCGGCCCTCGCCGAGGCGTTCCAGGGCAACACCGACAAGATGGTCTGGGCCATCCAGAACTACAACAACGTCCCCATCGTGGACAAGGACGGCAACGTCCACGTCGACGACGTGGAGCTCGTCGACACCCAGGGGCGCGTCTGGGAGTGGAACGGCACGGAGTTCGTGGACAAGGACGGAAACGTCCTCGTGGACGACGTGGAGCTCCAGGACGCCCAGGGTCGCGTCTGGGTGTGGAACGGGACCGAGCTCGAACCAAAGAAGGCTGCCGTGTCCGTGGTGGGCCGCGAGGCCCTCTGGGACATCGTGAGCGCGGCGAACTCCTTCCGCGGCCTCCCCAACCACATGGAGAAGACGGCGACGTACACGGCGACCCACCTGACCAAGAACATCATCCAGAACAGCGTCGACTACGTGATGTCCACGGCCGGCGGCAAGTCGGCCGAGGGCGGCATCGTCTGGCACGCCGACGGCGGCATCGTGAACCGCCCCGGCGCGGGGGTGTCGCTCTACCGGCTGGCCGACCACCGGGCGGGAGAGGACGGCGCCGAGGCCATCGTGCCGCTCACCAACCGGCGCTACGCCGCCCCCTTCGCCGACCTCATCGCCGAGCTCGTGGCGGGCAGGCAGGCGCCGCCGGCCCCCCAGTACAACCTGTACGTCGACGGCGCGTCCCTTGCCGCCGACAAGGCCGCGTCCAGGGCCATCGAGGACCTGGCGCGGGTCATCAGCCGCAAGGCGCGGACCGCCAGGAGGTGAGGACATGGCCGAAGAGGAGTTCAAGGACCCCTACCAGCTCACCTGGGGAAGGCCCTTCGTCCCGTCGAGCAAGATCAGGACGTGGGTGGGCGTGGACGCCGACGTCGTGGAGGTCACCGAGGACGAGATAAAGGTCAAGGTCCGGGCCGGCTACTGGACCGACAAGAAGACCACCCTCGGCCACGGCGAGGTCTGGAACGCCTACCTCTACTCGGGCCCGGACTCGGCCTCCCCCACCGCCACCACCGGCATCTCCTACTACCTGAACGAGCACGGCGACGGCTCCCACGGGAGCTGGTCGAGCGAGGCCTCGGTCTGCGTCTTCTGCGACAAGACCGTGTCCGTGCCGCGCAAGAGCGTGGACTACTCCGTCACGGCGTGGGTGTCGGGGACCTTCTGGGGCACCTGGGCCGACGGAAACAACGGCCTCGGGGCCAAGGTGTCCCTCAAGGTGCCGCGCAAGGACAACGACGCCTACAACCTGCACTGGGGCCGCGAGTTCAGAGGCAGCAACGGCCTGCCCTGCTGGCTGGGCCTGCACGTCTGGCCCACCAAGACCACCCGCGCGTCCCAGACGCTGAGGGTCAGGGCCGCCTACTGGACCGACGGCCTGTCCAGGCTCACGAGCGCCGACAGGTGGTCCGTGGCCGTGGCCGACGGCGCGGTCACCCTGGACGCGCGCTCGGGCGCAGGCGACATGGCCTCGGCCCCCATCACGAGCGACCGCACGGCGGCGTACATGGAGGACTTCACGGTCGACGTGGACCTCAAGGCCGCCGCCCGCAAGGTGGCCGTCACCCTCACGGGCACCATCTTCGGCCGGGAGTGCACGGCGGGAGGGCTCGGGGTGCGGCTGGAGTGGGCCGTGCCCCAGGTGGGCGTCGACGCCCCCGACCCGCCGGCCTCCCTCTCGGCCGAGCTCGCCGACGGGGTGGCCACCCTCACCTGGGAGAGCGCCGCCGACCCCGACAAGGGCAAGCCCTGGGACTCCGTCGCGCTCTTCCGCTCCGAGGACGGCGCCGACCCCGTCAAGGTGGCCGAGGTGGGCCCCAAGACCCGCGTCTGGCGCGACACCAGCTGCAAGGACGGCCACGGCTACCGCTGGGGCGCCCAGGCGAGAAACGCCGCGGGAGCCTCGGAGACGGCCGAGAGCGCCGAGGTCTGGTCGAGGCCCACGGCCCCTGCGTCCGTGGCCTGCGAGCGCGTCTCGGACACCTCTGTGGCCGTGGCCTGGTCCCACGACGGGAGCCAGGCCACCGGCTTCGAGGTCCAGAGGCGCCCGGCCAAGGCCGGCGGCTCCTGGTCCACGGTGTCGGAGGACGGAGACCTCTCCGGCTCCTCAAGGCGCTTCCTGGACGCCGAGGCCCTGGGGGAGGCGGCCCGCTACCGGGTGCGCACCAAGTCCAAGGGCGGGCAGAGCCCGTGGGCCGAGGGCGGCGAGGTGGCGTACACCTGCGCCCCGGAGGCCCCGGCCACCGGAGGCGTCGCGGCCGGCCAGGTGGTCCGCTCGGACAGGCCCCGCCCCATCGAGTGGGAGCCCAACCACCCCGACGCGAGCGCCCAGACCGCGGCCCAGGTGGACGTGGACGGGCAGGTGTCCACCGTGGCCGGCGAGGCGCGCTCCTTCGAGCTGGCCGGCCTCGCGGACGGCGACCACACGGCCAGGGTGCGCACCCACGGCCTGTCCTCCGAGTGGGGCGCGTGGTCGGCGCCCGTGGCCTTCACGGTGGCGAGCCCTCCCGCGGTCACCGTCACCCGGCCGGCCGCCGACGGCGCCTTCGTCTCGTCGCTGCCCCTCGAGGTGGCCTGGGAGGCGTTCAGCCTCCACGGCGTCGTGTCGGCCTCCGTGGCCGTCATGAGGGCCGACGGCACCTCGGCCGGCGTGGTGGAGGTGCCCGGCGGCACCGCCCTCACCGTGGACGGCGGCATGTTCGACCTGTCCAACGACCGGCGCTACACCGTCGTGGTCACCGCCACCGACGGCCTGGGCCTCACGGGGTCCGGCTCCGTGGCCATCCAGGTGTCCTTCGTCCCGCCGGCCCTGCCCTCGGTGAGGGTCCAGCCCGACGAGGAGTCCCTGTGCTGCTACCTGTGGTGCGACGAGTCCGACGAGAGCGTGCGCACCTCGGCCAAGGCCGGCGCCTTCCAGGCGGGCTGCGGCCTCGTGTGCGCCGACGGGTCCCTCAAGTGGCAGTTCCAGGCCCACCCGGCCACGGACCACTACGAGGTCTGGCGCGAGGACGCCTCCGGCGAGCTGGAGCGCGTGGCCGCGGGGGTCAGGGCCCTGGACATGGTGGTGGACCCCACCCCGCCCCTCAACGCGCCCTACCGCTACCGGGTGGACGCGGTTTCTGCCGACGGGGAGCGGGCGAGCCGCTGGGTCGAGGCCTACCTCGACTCCCACGACGCCGTGGCCCTTAACTACGGGGCCGCCCTGGACCTCATGGCCACGCTGGTCCTGGACCTCGACTGCGGCACGGGCGCCGAGAGGGCCGGCGAGGCCTACCACTTCGCGGGGGCCGGCTCGTCGGCGCGGTGGGAGGGAGCGGAGCTGCCCGTCTTCTACCCCGGCCCCGCCGGGTCCGGCACGGCCGACGTGTCGGGGGCCGTGGTGGGCCTCGAGGCGGCGAGAAGCTGGCTCCGGGCCTTCCGGTCCGGCGGCACGGCCCTCTACCGCGACCTGTTCGGCGAGCGGCGCTACGTGGCCGTCAGGGGCTCGGTGGACGTGTCCCACACCGACGGCAGGCAGTGGAACGTGAGCGCGTCCATGGAGGAGGTGGCCCGTGGCTGACTGGCGGCTCCCCTTCGAGGCGAGGGTGCGCTGGGTGGGCGTGGACCCGGCCACCTGGAAAGAGACCGGCCCTGTGGGAGGGGTCCTTTCCGGCGGCAAGGTGGTGCTCGACGCCGGCGACCCCGTCAAGGCCTCGGCCTCCGTGGACGTGACCGGCGACTTCTCGCCCACAGGGCTCGTGAGGTGCTACGCGGACGTCTCCTTCTCCGACGGCTCGAGGGCCGCCGAGTGCCTCGGCACCTTCGGGGCCACGGTGCCGAGGTGGAGCCGCACCGACGCCGGGGCCTCCGGGGCCGCCGACCTCTACGGCTGCCTGAGCCTCGCCCAGGGGGCCGTGCCCGCCGTGAGCGTGCACGTGCCGGCGGGCTCCGACCCGGTGGCGGCCGCCGCCGGGTGCCTGCGGGCGGCCGGCCTTTCGGTGTCGGCCGACACGGGGCCCCAGCGCCTGGCCGAGGCCCGCACCTACGGCCTCGTGCCCGTGGACGGCGTTGGCGACGACCGCCTGGCGATCGCCCGCGACCTGTGCGCCGCGGCAGGGTTCAAGGAGCCGGTCTGCGACCCCATGGGCCGGGCGCTGCTGCGCCGCCAGCTCGACGACGCCTCCCGGGCGCCGGACCAGCGCTGGGAAGAGGGTCCGGGCTGCCGCTTCCTGCCCTCCATGGAGGACGAGGAGGAGGAGCCCAAGGCCACCTGCGTCAAGGTGGTGGCCTCCACGGGGCGGGGCAGCGTGGTGGCGCAGGCGAGAGACGACGCGGCCTCGGAGCGCCTGGGCCGCGAGGTCTGGGAGGTGGTGCGGCCCTCCGAGGAGATGGACCTCGACCGCGCCCAGGCCCTGGCCGACAAGACGCTCAGGGAGCGCCTGGCCGCCAGGCGCACCGTCTCCCTCAAGCACATCTACCGCCCCGTGGCCCTCGGCGACGTGGTGGACCTCTCATGGCCCACCGGCAAGGTGAGGGGGCGCTTCCGGGTGGAGCGCGTCTCCGTCGACCTGGGGGCGCCGGGGCTCCTCATGGACGTCGACCTCGAGGAGGTGCGCTGATGGACGCCGCCGACTCCATCGCGAGGACCCTGCTCAAGGGGGCGGAGCCGCCCCGCCAGTCCTTCGCCTGGGGCACCTGCGTGGAGGCGCGGGCCGCCTCGGCCGCGGTGCTTTTGGACGGGGACGCCGAGCCCGTGGAGCTGCCGCTCGAGAGCGGGGCGGCGGGCGTGTCGGCGGGCGACCGCTGCCTCGTGGCCTGCTGGGGCCGGGAGGCCTCGGTGCAGAGCTACCGGCTCACGGAAAACGACTAGGAAAGGAGGGGCCATGCCAGAGACCGACCAGGGCGGGGGAGCCGCCCAGTGGCCCGAGGTCATCGACCGCGAGGTGCAGTACCCGGCCCGGGTTCGCATGCAGGCGACGTCCGAGGACGGCGTGGTGGACCTCGTGCCCGTGCCCGGCGAGGTGGCGAGCGAGGGCACCGACGTGGGGGCGGCCCTGTTCGAGGCCGTGCGCAACTACGTGGACTCGAGGGACGGGGAGAAGGCCGACTCGGCCTACCTCCGTCAGGAGCTGGGGCGCGTGGACGGGGCCATCGCGGGCCTCGAGGGGCGCGCCGACGAGCTGGGCGGCGGCAAGGTCTCCAAGGCCGGCGACACCATGACGGGCAACCTTGAAATCCATGTCGACGACGACGCCGCCATCAGACTCAGGGACACGTCGGCCAGCACCTATCTGAAGCTGTCTCAGAACGGCCAGAACAGCTATATGTCCAACTACGGCTCCGACGGCCATTCCAATAACCATCTCCTGCTTTCCCCCACCGCCACAGCACTTGGCAGACCCCTCAACGTCGCGTCGGGCGGCACGGGGGCCACGAGCGCCGGGGACGCCTGCAACAACCTCATCCGAGGCAACCCCATCTGGCCCCGGTACATCGAGCTCGGCATGGGCCTAGCGAACCAGAACAACGGCGGGTTCATCGACTTCCACTACAACCAATCGTCGGCCGATAACACGAGCCGCATCATCGAGAGCTCGTCGGGTGTAATCGACATCAACGGCACGACGTTCAAGCGAGGCGTTGGCCTGCCCGTCGCCAACGGAGGCACGGGGGCCACCACCCTCGCTGGGGCCCAGAGCAACCTCAAGGTCCCCAGCGCCCAGCGCACGGCCAAGTCGTTCTCCCTGGACAGCGGCCACCTCACCGGCTCGGTCAACTACTACATGCGAGGGGGCGTGGCCGTCCTCGACCTTGTGGCGGACCGCGTCGCCGGTGGCTCCGTCTCCAACGGGAGCAGGTCGACCGGCATCGTCCTGCCTGCGAACATGAGGCCGCCGTACACCATCAGGAGCAGCGCCCTCGCCCCCACCAACAACTACCCGGACCCCATGCCGTCCGTCTTCTTCGCCGTTGACAGCGCGGGCACGGTCCACGTCAGTTACACGGCGGGCATCGCCCCCGCGTCTGGGTACACGTGGACGTTCATGGGCCAGCTGGTCATCTGCAACGGCGTCGGATAGGGGGAAGGAGGAGACGTGACCGAGTACACATACCGCATCGACCTGCCAACAGAGCCGCCCGCCGTGGCCGTGGAAGACCGGACGGTGACGCTCAGCCGCAACGTCGTGCAGTTCGACAACACGGGCCTCTGGGGCGCCGAGCAGCTGACGTTCCAGGACGAGGAGGGCCACGACCCCGCTTACTACTCAGAGCGCTTCGAGGAGTGCTGGGGCGTGCCCATGGCCGACATCGTGGACGAGTCGATGCGCCAAGACGGCGACGCCGACCCGGACGCCCTCGCGACGGACCTCTACGAGCAGCTGCTTGCCGTGCAGGAGTCGCAGGCGGCGACCGACGCGGCCCTGTCCGACATCTACGAGGCATTGGCAGGGGGTGAGTGACGATGGCGGGGCTGACGAAGCTCGACCGCTCCATGGTGCCCATCTACGCCAGGCGCGTCCTGCGCGGCGACATCTCCGTGGAGGACGTCCCGGCCCGCATCAGGGAGCTGGTGCGGGAGCGCGTGGAAGGCTGAGGCGGGGCCCTGCGGGGCCCCTTTCCTATTCGAGGGGGTGGGGCCCTTGGACCCCATGAAGCTCGCCGAGACCGTGGTGGCGCTCGCCCTGGGCGGCGTGGTCACCTGGTGCGTGGCCGCCATCAACCGCATGGGGGAGGCGGGGCGCGCCTCGGCGCGCAGGGAGCTGGAGCGCGACGAGGCTCTGGAGGAGGGGCTCAAGGCCCTGCTCCGGTGCAACCTCGTGGACTCCTACGACACCTACGTGCTGGGTGACAAGCGCCTCTCCGTGGAGAGGCGCACCGAGATAGACCGCTGCTACGCCGCCTACACCGGGCTCGGGGGCAACGGCACCGGCTCTGAGCTGTACCGCAAGATCCGCGAGGTGCCCGTGGAGACCTTCCACGGGATGACGAGGAAGGGTTGAGGCATGAAAGACATCAAGCGATGGCTGCTCGGCGCCGGGGTGCGCGCGGGCAAGACGGCGGCCCAGACGGCCATAGGCGTCATCGGGGCCGCGGCGGCCATGGGGCAGGTGGACTGGGCCCTCGTGGGCAGCGGCGCCCTGCTGGCGGCCCTGGTGAGCCTGCTCACGAGCGTGGCCGGCATCCCGGAGGTGGACGGCGGCGCGAGCCTGCCGACCATGGTGGCGGCGGGCGACATCGGCGAAAGAGACGACGGGAAGGACCTGTAAGATGGCGAAGCTGTACATCATCCCCGGCCACGGGCACGGGGACCCCGGCGCGGTCGGGGGAGGCCAGAACGAGGCCGACTCCGTGAGGAACCTCGCAAGGAGGGTCAAGGAGCTGGCGGCGGACCCCTCCGACGTGGAGCTGCACGACTTCTCGCGCAACGTCTACGCCCAAGGGGACCTCAACACGCTGAACGTGCCCAAGGGCACCATGGTGACGGAGCTGCACCGGGACTCCGCCAACGGCTCGGCGCGCGGGGCCCACGTCATCATCAAGGACGGCTTCGAGGCCGACGCCTTCGACAAGGCGCTCGCCAACGCCCTCGCCAAGATCTTCCCCGGCCGCTCGTCCATCATCGTCGGACGCTCCGACCTGGCCAACGCCAACCGCGCGGCCAGGCGCGGCATCAACTACCGCCTGGCAGAGGTCGGCTTCATCGACAACGTCACCGACCGGACCATCTTCAACGACCGTCTGGACGAGATCGCCCGAGCCATCCTGTCGGCGGCGGGCATCGCCGCGAAGGGCGGCGCGGTGCCGTCCACGCCCGCCACGCCCGCGACCCCGGCCCCGTCCACCGGCGGGCTCTCCGTCGACGGCTGGTGGGGGTGGGGCACCACCAAGGCCCTGCAGAAGGCCCTTGGCTGCGTCGCTGACGGCGAGGTCTGGGGCCAGTGGTCGGGCAACCGACAGTGGCTTCCCAACTGCGCTGGAGGGTGGAAGTTCTCGGCCAACCCGTCCGGGTCCCCCTGCATCAAGGCCCTGCAGGGCCGTCTCGGAGTGACGGCCGACGGCATCGCTGGCAGGGACACCGTCAGCGCCCTCCAGCGCAGGCTCGGCGTCTACCCCGACGGCGTGTGCGGCCCCAAGACCGTCCGCGCCCTCCAGGCCGCGCTCAACGACGGCAGGCTGTAG